CTGGTATTCGTCCTACTGCCAGTAAACTTGTTAGATTTAACTCCATTCTTCCATTGTTTAAAGCAGGTAAGTTCTATTTCCCTGAGGAAGTACGTGACCAACCTGCCATGTTAGAACTTATGGATGAATTGAGGTTGGCTACCATAGAAGGCTTTAAGAGCAAGCATGACGACTTTATTGATACCATTAGTATGTTGGGTTGCCTGAAAACTTGGAGGCCGTCACAGGCTGCTGAGATGGCTAAGGATAGTGATGAAATCTTTAGCTTCCCTGAAGCTACTAAACCAAATGGTATGGATAGCTACTTAGCGTAAAGCTTCTTATAATGTGGTGACGATTAATAACCGGGACTGCATTATGAAACTCTCAGATTTATTTACGGCACTATCGTATGGAGAGCTTCGTCAGTTATACATTGGTAATAACGGGCAAGGTATTCGTCCAGAGGATTACCCTCAAGTTATCTTCCAATTGAATGCTGGCTTAGCTCTCCTTCATTCCAGATTCCCATTACTTGAGAAACAAGTGATTGTTCAGCAATTAGAAAACATTGCTACGTATTACTTACGTACAGAGTTTCTTGTTTCTAACAAACAGTCCACACAGAAATACAAATACTTGATTGATAGTGTTGAGCACCCATTCACTCAAGACATTATTCGAGTAGAATCAGTTTACGATGAATGTGGATGCCCTCTGTTTTTGAATGATGAACCACAATGTAATTCAATCATGTGTCCATCGTTTGATTCTATTCAGGTGATTGCTCCAATTGAAAGTAATGCATTGTTCGTTACATATAGGGCAAATCATCCTATCATTCCAACTGATACTACTGATTTGAATATTGAAATTCGTATTCCTGTTAGTCATCAAAAAGCATTAACATATTTCATAGCATCACAGTTTTACTCTAACTCACCTAATCAGGAAACTTCTGCAAAAGGTATTGAGTGGACTCAGCGTTATGAAGCTGAATGCAAACGCATTGAAGACTTGGATTTGAACAATCAGTATATTGGTCAAACCAATACTAAACCTGAAAGAAGAGGATGGGTGTAATGGCTATTAGAACAGTCAACTCGTGCTGTGGTAACCAGGGTGGTCTTGTAGAGCACTTTATTGGTACTGCATATGACGTGGTTAAGACCGTTTACGATAACTTAGGGATTCTTCAGTATATCTATGATTTCCTAAACCAGCATGGTGTGTTGGTTACGGTAGATTCATTAGATGAACTGAAAGCCTTAAATACAGATATGAAATATGCTCGTGTGTATACCTTCAGTAGTGCTGCTGGATATGGGTATACAGATTATCTGTACGTAGAAGGTAATAACTCTGGTGTTGTACCGAATGACCCAGATGCTACTGGTACTTGGGTTATTGTTGCATCATCTTCCACTGGCGGTGATTCAGGCGGTGGTACTGCTTATATTCCATATGTGTATGCACAGGGTTCTGCATTAGGTGGTGAAACTACCATTGCTGTACCTAATGGTACTGTAGGTGTTCCTTTCATTATTATTGAAGGGTACATGAACACTGTTGGGTATGGCTTCACTTTTGATACTGGTACTCTGACAGTCACTTTAGCTCAACCATTAGAAGTAGGTGATGAAGTAGTTCTGTTATTAACTGGTACTCCAGCAGTTCCAGATAATCCTAATATCTCTAATTGGGTAACCATTAACTGGTTATACAATGGTGGGTATGCTGTAGGTGGTGAACAGGTAATTGCTATTCCTTACACCTTTGAAGCTATTCCAGCTATTTATAAGAATGGTGAGCGTTACTATGCTGGCCTAGCAGATAAGTCCTATACGATTGATGCTGCTAACCAACGTATCTTGTTAACAGAGCCATTAGCTACTAATGACCGTCTGATTGTTCAGATTGGTGGTGAATCTACTACGTTCATTATGACTGACCGTACGGTTCAGGAAGTAGCTCGTTCTGCTAATGTGCATGAGAATGAAGTTATTCTGAGTACTAATACTACTCAGTATCTGAATGGTATGAAGGTTGTCTACGACGAGGTTGCTCAGAAATCTTACTGGCTCCCTACCTTACCAACCAACGTATACATTCATACTGTGTCTAACGGTAAGCTGACTTATGCACCTGGCAATATTGTTGTAGACCTTGATGAAATTATTTCTGGTAATATTGCTAAAGCTGCTGTGGATACCTTACGCGCAGACCTTGCTGCCAACAATGGCTCAGACCTTATCGGTACTATACGTAATAATGTTGCTTCAGCAGTAAGTCGTAGCTTAACCCACAGACTGGATGATTACATTTCGGTTAAGGATTTTGGTGCTAAGGGTGATGGTACAACCGATGATACTGCTGCAATTCAGGCTGCCATTGATTCTTTAAAACCAGTGGCAGCTTCTGCTATTGCGGGTGGTTCTATGTTCTTCCCCCGTGGACTGTATAAAATTACTGATGAAATCTTAATCGAGAACATGCCTATTAAGCTGTTTGGGGAGGGCATGTATGCCTCTGAGATTGTTCAGTATGGTGTAGCAAAGAATGGTATTCACTTTACTAGTAATACCAATAGTAATGCGCCAGAGCATGATAACCTGGCGATTAATGCCCTACAGCTACATGATATTAGTATCAACAAAGCAGGAGGTGCTGCCGCATCAGGTGGTATTGGGGTGCTTGCAAGCTGGGGAATCATGACCGGTAACTCACCTCAGTTCATTGCTAATAATGTTCGTGTTTACTGTTATAGAGATGCATACAGTTCATGGGCTGGTGGTATTCAACTGAGAAACTGTAATGGGGTACGTATTGGCACATTGCAGATATTTGGTAACCCACTCGAATCCCAATTAACTGTGGCAGACCCTTACACAATGCGTTATGGCATTAACTTTGCCAATGATGATTCTAGTCTTGGTTTGATTAGTTTCTTCATTGATAAATTAACCATTATCGCAGCAGGTACTGGTATTCTGGTTCAGGGTTGGCATGAAGGTTTTGAAATTGTTAACAGTGAAATTGTACAGGTAGCTTATGGCATTATTGTAGATGGTAATGCTACGCATCAGAATCCAGACTTTTTCTATCTTAATAGTCACATTGAAGCTCGTGTAACATGTGCTCAGTTAGGTAGTGTATTCAAACCTAAGTTCATTGGGTGTGATTTACTGCAAGTATCTGCTGTTGGATACGATGGCTCTATTCTGAACCTTAATAGCTGTGATGGTATTGCTATCGTTGGTACTACTCTTTCTCACCAGAATGGTACTAACACAGCAGCTAAGGTAGTTGGTATTCAGCATACTGCATATCATGGAACAATTACTGGTAACTCATTCATTGGTCTTGACCAGGGTGCAGTTATTCATGGTGGTGATAATGCTGTGGGAAGTAATGTGTTCTATGGTTGCCGTGAAGGTGTAGTGCTGTATGGTGCAGGTAATACCATTGGCCCGAACCAATATAAGGATTGCACCTCAACAGTTGTAGTCAACAACACAAGTAACCAGATTGCACAGCGTACCTTCCAGTTACCATACATTGCTTCATTTAGTAATGCAGGTAACATGCAAGGCTTCAATGTACCAATCCCTGCTGGGGTCTTCCTTAAGACACCACAGATGGCGATTGCAACATATGGTGGTGGTGCCAGTGGTACTATCTTACAAGCCAGGTACATTCCTGCTTCAAGTACTGCTACGTCACTTCACTTTGAAGTAACTACAAGTGCCTCTGTAGCTGCTGGAACATACCAGTTCCATGTACAAGCATTTGAATCTCAATAATGTCTATGCGGGGCTTCGGCCCTGCTTTTACTAGAATAAAATGAGGTATATATGAAAGATATGTTTGCTCAAGGTGGTTCGGGTTCTGTTGGAATCAAAACCAATAAACAAGCTATTGCTAGACACTTTGGTGTAAAGCAATCTGAAGTTATCTACTGCGAAGTAGGAAAAGATATTGCTGGATACAAAGTAATTTATGACAAAGTATCTCAGCGTTCATACTCACTTCCAACTACTCTACCAGCAGGAACTGTGATTGTTAGTTTTGTTGATGGAGTTCTTACTCTTACTGGTGGTGCAGTAGACCTCGGTGCATTGGCTGTTACCCGAGAAGAATATGTAACCTTACCTGGTTCTTTTACTTCAGGGGCTACCCTTACTGTTAAAAATGAGCTACTCGTATATCTGGATTCTAAATATCGTTGGGGGGGTGCGCTACCAAAAACTGTACCTGCTGGGGAAACACCGGCATCAACTGGTGGTGAAGGCAATTCAGCATGGGTGCCGGTGGGCGATATAACTTTGCGTACAGACCTTGCGAATAATACTGACGTAGGTAAAGGAGATAACCTGGTTGGCGTTAAGCAGCCTTTCGCTGGTTCAAAAGCGACAACAGTTCACCAAAAGATGCGCGAAATCGTAGCCATTAATGACGGTGCTGCATCAGGTGCTGAACCAGATGGAGTTACGGATTGCTCTGGTGCGTTGTTGGGGCTTGTAGCCACTGTAAACCCTGTTGTGCGTCTGCCATTCATCCCCGGTACGGCAAATGTTTACTACTTTTCAGCCTTTGACCCTGATGCATTGCAGGGCGTTACGTTCGATGTGGATAGCGGCGTTAAATTATCAGTCCCTTACGACTGGTTGGTTAGCAAAGCTTCCGCACAAAATCTTAAGTTTACAAGAGCAACACGGTTCATGTTCCGCAACTTGAACACAGAATACACAGTAATGCCTGGAAGCAATGAGGTGTATGCAGCTAAGGATACATTCCTTGAGAGTTATGCGTATGACCGTTCAGAAGCACAGTTTATCAATGCTGGTGGAGCATTGCTTCCTGTTAAGATTCCATTCCCAGGCTCTGATACATGGACCAGCGATACATACATGTTCTCAGACACTACACAAGCAGCAGTGGGTGTAGTGTCTGGAGATAACAGTTTTCATATTGGGGTGATGGATGTAGTCCCTGGAGATGAACTGAATGCGTGCCTTCTGGTGAATGGTACTCCACAGATTTGTGCTATTGTGCGTTCCACAAATGGATACTCTGGTGTATATGCGTCAGCAGGGACATCTGGTATTAGTGTACAGCAGTTCTCCAAGACAATTGGCAGCGCACCTGTACAAAGCACTGTGGAGATTCCTATGCTGGCAGACCATGCCTCCTACTTACCCATTAACAGTGAGTGGAAGATTAGGATTAATAGTTTCTCTAACTATGATGTTCTGTTCAATGGATATGTAGTTACTACAATATATACCCCTGGATTTATTACAGATGCTGGTTTTGGTGGATACTTCTTTAGTGGAACATCTAACCCATTAGTAAATATTTATAACCCATCTAAGATTGTAAATTCAAACTACACAAGGAATACATTCCTATCTGTTAAAGTATTTGGGGACTCAGTGTCTGCTCCTCGTGCAGATTGCTGGCCCATCTACTTGAAGAAAGAACTGGAATTCTCTGAAGGTCTACGTGCATGGAACATTATTAACAAAGCGGTTCCTGGTCATACTTCAGCGGACCAACTTGCTATTATGCAGGCAGAGGGGGTGGATGACGCCAACGTTGTGGTTATTGCTGTTGGGACAAACGATGCACAGGCTCAGATTGCTCTTGATACATATAAAGCAAACCTCCTGGCAATGATTAATATATGTGTTGCAGCGGGGAGACCAGTAATACTATGTAAGTTCGGTCTGTGGTATACACAGGCACAGGCTGGAGCTGCCACTGGTCAGGCATCTGCTAACTATGATAAAGGGGCTGTATACCGTAATATGGTTTCCAGGGTTGCATCAGAGACTGGTGTTAAGCTCTTAGACTTAACTTCTATTGAAGGGCCACTTACTGCGTATTATATTAACCCAGCATTAGCAGTCAATCTGGTTGGCAGAGGGGATAGTGTTGTTCATGACAACATCCATCCAACAACTATGGCTACTAAGACAATAGCCCGTGCTGTAGCGCGTTCTGTCATGGGTCTGCTGTCTTCTGCACGTAAGCGTAAAATCTCTGGTATGCAGGCTGTTACAGCAACTAATAGCTGGGTTATTAATACCAATGACCGACCGGTTAGGATTGATGTTTCAGAAGATGGAATTGTAACGCTATCTGGTATTGTATTTAAATCTTCAGGTAGTGTAGCAGCAGGTACGCAGATAGCTCAAATTCCTAAGAATATGGCTCCTCCGTATGATGTACAGTTCTCTGTATATGCGGATACTGCTGGTGTTAGTTTACAGGTATTACCCTCTGGGGCAGTAAAAGTATATGGGGCAACTGGCTCTACTACACTGGTTGGTGTTTCAGGTTTAACCTGGGCGCTTAAATCTTAATGTACTAAGGCCCCTCACGGGGCCTTTTCTTCTTTCATGTTCTTTAGTACGAAATCCAGTTGCGCGTTCGCAGCGTCTAGTCGCTGCCGTAGTCTGGCGTTCTTGGCTTCGAGTTCCTTGATTCTGTTGGCCATTGCCCGTAATGCCTGATTGTATCTATCTAAAAAGATAAACATTCTTAACCTCTTTTTATTGGGAACTTTTTTCTAAATACTCACGAATTTCATTCATTCCTCGTTCTAATTCTCCATAGTAAAAATTAAGTCTTCCTACTGATGAAGGTGAACGTCTAATATCAATCAGAATGAATCTGACTCGTGGAGATTTGATTCTTTCTAACATTGCATTGATACCTAAACGTAATGCTTTATTGGAGTTGCCATTGAACAGAGTATTCAGATGAAGTGTCAAAAGAGCATCAGGATATTCATATACTCCTGTTTCATCTTGAATCTCTGGTTTAGGTCCATATGGTTTATGTCTACGGAAATAAGATTTAACACCCATAAATAACGCTCTCTAAAGGGGGTAGGTTTAACGATTAGTGTAGGGGTAAGGTGAATGTACCTTTAAGCCAAGAAAGCCCCCAGAGGGGGGCTGTAATATTAAAATAAAAAAGCTCCCGAAGGAGCTTTGTAAGTATTGGTACTTTTATGGAGCAAGAATACCAGCAGTACGTAGCTTGGCTAACAGAGCATTAAAGTCAGTTACCAGACCAGCAACCGTAGTTGCAGTTGAGTCTGCTTGAGCCACTGATTGTTTAACCAGACCAGCAGCAGAGGTAGTAGCTGCGGACATAGTACCATCACCTACACCTGCTGGCAGTTCAGTAGCATCTTTAGCTTGCAGAACTTTTTCACCAAAAGTACCTACTACCAGAATACCACCATCCTGTTTTGCTACGATGTCTTTATCATCAGCAAGAATGGCATTTACATCAGCATGAGTTGTAGCCATGGAGCCTCCTATTTAATTGGCAAGATGAGTATATAACATCTTACTTTGTAGTCCATCCTTTGGCTTTAATGTATTCCTGTAGGTAGTCTAATTTATTTTGGTCTGATTGGATTCCGTCTCTGATATCAAGAAGGTCTTGTTGAACAGTTGGAGAGAGTTCGATTTCGGCTCCATTGCCCAAGCTGCTGGTGGCTGCTCCTGTATTTTTGGAGAGCTTACAGGTTGCAAGACCTGCGTTGGCGAATTGCAACTTACGAGAGCCATTAGCGATATCAAGCTTAAGCTGCGCAGTTTCTTTTTCATGTTTAGATTTCTCACTATTAAATTTAGTGTCTAAAGCATTTAACTCAGCTTGTAATTTATTATGCTTTTCTATTTCAGTTTTCATATCTGAAGCTGCTTTATCTGAGATAGCTTTAAGTTGTTTATTGTATTCAGTGGTTTGGTTAGCTAGCTTAGTCTCATAATTATTACTGGTTATGTACCAAGCAAAAAAAGCTCCCATAGAAATGAGAGCTATAACTATCAAACCAAGTTTAATTAACTTGGCTTTATCTATCATAGTGATTTAACCCCTCTGCCCATTTTCTCTGCAACATTCCATGTATTACCATTGAATAGAGCAAGACGTCCTATGGCTCTGCGATAGATACCTATTTTAGGTACACCATTTTGATTACGGAACTGAGGGAGTTTTACTTTAAGAGTTTCAACATCACCTGCACGTACAGCTTGACCTGTACCAGTACCCGCTGCAACTGCTTTAGGACCTACATTAAAGATAAGGTCACAGATTGCATCAAATTGTGCTTGGTTGAATTTAAGACTAGCAATGGAATCAGCAAGTTTAACTGCTTCAGCCATATCTTTTTTAAGAAGTAAGTATGCTTCTGCTTCAGTCATTGTATCTGTTGGTTTGACATCAGCACCATAGTGCCCAAAACCAATAGTTAGATACTTTTCATCTTTAGTAGCTCGATAAGCTTTACTGGCAAATGTTTCCCAAGCTGCTATGAACTTGAGTCCATTGTCTGAAATATTACGACTCATCCTATTTTCCCCACTACTTTAGCTACATTGCCTTGAGCCATAAAAACACTGACACAGACAATCGAGTTAATAATTACTTCCCAGAAGTGTACGTGTGAGTATTGATGCATAAGGATTTGAATACTAATAATTCCTGTAGCGACAATGAGGATGTAAGCCAAGATAGAATAACTCCACTTATGCTGACATCCTCTTTGTCTGAATAGCATCAACCTTATGGCAATTGCTGCGCATATACTTGCGTTCAGATAGTCTAGATTGAAGTATTCTGTAATCATTCTGAACCTCCAGAAGGGAAGTCAGGAACCTTTGCTTTATTCATTAGGCTTAGCAATAGCTTGATAGCTATAGCTGATGCAACCAATGCTCCAATAGAAGCATCTACCTCAATTTCTCTTCTAATGAAAAGAGCAGTTGTAGCTTCTATGATTTTAGTGAAGTAATCAGATGCCATGATACCCACTACAAAAGAAATAAAGAAAAATGTCAGTCTTTTGAAGATAGGTATATCTGAGTTTGTTAGTACGTATACAACCGCACCAGCAAATGAACCGATTACTACACCAGATGGAACACCTGCCCAATATGAGAGCAAAGTGGTTGCACTTAACCCAGTCGTAATAGCAGTTCCCGATACCGGTTCGTGCATTTTAGCCTCCAGATATTAAAACGTACTTCTATGAAGTAGCCTAAGAATACCTATTTATCCCAAGAATTATTAGAAAATTCTTACTGAGAAGCTTCATAATGCATGAAGTATCTATAAGCTATATACTGCTGACAAATCAAACAAAGGGTGTCTGAGATGGCTCAAGATGAATTAAAGTATGAAAATCCTGAAGAGACAAAGGATTTAACAGAATGGTCCAATGAACCGACTGTTGCAGACCTACGCTCTGATTTGGAATCAGCTAAGTCTGCTCATAGTGGTCAGATGACCAAGATTACTCATTGGCTCAACCAACTGAATGTTACTGGTGATGCTAAACCTAAGAAGACAGATGGACGTTCTTCTGTACAGCCACGTCTTATTCGTAAGCAAGCTGAATGGAGATATCCTGGTTTAACAGAACCATTCCTTAGTACGGAAGAGTTGTTTAAGGCAGAGCCTCGTAGCTGGGAAGATAAGAAAGCAGCTATCCAAAACCAGACTCTGTTGAATTACCAATTCAATATTAAAATCAATAAGGTTCGCTTTATTGATAACTATGTACGTGCTGCTGTTAATGAAGGCACTGTGATTTGTAGAGTTGGATGGATTACTAAGTCACATATGGAAACTCAAAGAGTTCCTGTGTACTCGTATTATGCAATTCAGATTCCAGAACAAGCTCAGGCATTGCAACAAGCAATGCAGATGAAGACTGAAGACTACAATAACTACCTCAATCTACCTGAAGATATTCAGGCATCTGTTGAGTACTCTATTCAAAATAATGGTTTCTACATCGCTCGTCAGACTGGTGTAGAAGAAATAGAGATGGAAGTTATTGATGTAAACCAACCTACTGTTGAAGTAGTGAATTCACAGAACGTAATCATTGACCCTAACTGTGATGGTGATTTAGATAAAGCTCAGTTCGTTATTTATAGTTTTGAGACTAATAAATCTGAGTTAGAGAAAGATGGTCGATATACCAATCTGGATAAAATTACCATTGATTCTGCTAACCCATTAAATGTTCCTGACCATATTGCTACTGATAAAAGTGGTTTCCAGTTTAAGGATGACCCTCGTAAAGTCTTGGTTGCTTATGAGTATTGGGGATATTGGGATATTGATGGAAGTGGCACGACTAAACCAATCGTAGCTACCTTCGTAGGTAATACGATGATTCGTCTTGAAGAGAATCCATACCCAGATAAGAAAGTACCGTTTGTTACTGTACCTTACTTACCTGTTCCTGGTTCATTATATGGGGAACCTGACGGTGCTCTGTTAGAAGAGAACCAAAGAATCATTGGTGCTACTACACGAGCAATGGTTGATATTCTGGCTCGTAGTGCCAATGGTCAGACAGGCATTAAGAAGGGAATGTTAGATGTCACCAACAAACGTAAGTTTGATAAAGGTGAAGACTACGAGTTTAACGATACTGACCCTCGTTTAGGTATTTTCATGCATACCATGCCTGAGATTCCTCAGTCTGCTCCTCTGATGATTCAGTATCAGAATAATGATGCAGAAGCTCTTACAGGCGTTAAATCCTTCTCACAAGGCATTGGCTCACAAGCTCTTGGTGATGTTGCTGCTGGTATCCGTGGAGCGTTAGATGCAGCATCTAAACGTGAACTAGGTATTATGCGTAGACTGGCTCAGGGTGTTATTGAGATTGGACGTAAGTTTACTTCCATGAATTCTGAGTTCTTGTCTGAAGAAGAAGTAGTACGTATTACTAATGAAGAGTTTGTAACTGTTCGTAGAGATGATTTGATTGGTGACTTTGATATTAAATTATCTATCTCTACTGCTGAAGCTGATAACCAGAAAGCACAGGAATTAGCTTTCATGCTTCAGACTATGGGTAATACATTACCATTTGAAATGTCTCAGATGGTTCTTACAGATATTGCCAGACTAAGAAATATGCCTGACTTAGCTAAGAGAATTGAAGGCTATCAACCTAAGCCTGACCCATTAGCTCAACGTAAAGCAGAGCTAGAAATTGCACTTTTAGAAGCTCAAATTAGAGAAACTGAGTCTAAAGCAATTGAAAATCAGGCTAATGCAGGGTATAAACAGACCCATGCTGCAAACCTGCAAGCTGATACAGACCTTAAAAATCTGGACTATGTTGAACAAGAGTCTGGTGTTAAACAAGCTCGTGATGTTGAGAAGATTGAATCTCAGTCTAGAGCACAGGCTCGTACTAAAATTATTGAGGCATTACTTAATAATGCTTCACGTAATAAAACCCAGTAATCTCTTAATGAGGAAACAAAATGAGTCAGGTAGAAACTATTCGTATTGAGATTGAACAGAAAAAAGAAATGATTGCGATTGGTGAGGCTATTGGTCGCATCGTTCGTACTCGTGACTGGAAGAAAGTAATTGAGTCTGAGTACTTAGAGAAAGAGCCTCAACGCTTGGTATCTTTACTGGCTCATCCTGGTATGCAAGATGAAGCATCCCAGAAAGAGATTCATAACCAGATGGTTGCAATTGCCTACTTCCGTCAGTTTATCGCTACTCAGCTTCATATGGCTGAATTGGCTAAACAGGCTTTACCGGAAGACCAGGAAACTGAAGCACATCTGTTAGCTACTGAAATCCAGGAGTAATAAATTATGAGTGACAGCATCAACCAATCCGTTCTCGGTATGTCAGATGCTGATTTCCTCAAACAACCGATGCCGACCTTTGAGTCGGCTTCTTCACAAGAAGAGCAGGTTGAGGAAGTTCAGCAGACCGAAGAAACACAAGATACTTCTACTCAGAATCAGGAGCAGGAAACTACTACTGAACAATCTGAGGAAACTACTGAACAAACCACTCAGGAAGATAATACTCAGGAACAAACTACTGAGACTCAGACTGAGACAACTTCAGAGGAATCAAATACAGAAGAGCAAACTACTTCTGATAATGTTCCAGATGCTGAAGCTCAACTTAAGAAACTATTTACTCCATTTAAAGCTAATGGTCGTGAGTTAAAAGTAGACTCAGTTGATGAGGCTATTACACTCATGCAGCAAGGAGCAAATTACAATAAAAAGATGGCAGCCTTGAAACCATCTTTAAAAATTCTTAAGATGTTGGAAAATAATGGTCTGTTAGATGAAGGCAAACTTACTTATCTAATCGATATTGATAAGAAGAATCCTGAAGCTATCGCCAAATTGATTAAAGAGAGTGGTATTGACCCTCTCGATGTAAATGTACAGGAAGAACCTAAGTACAAGCCTGGCAATTATTCAGTATCTGATGCTCAAGTTAATCTAGATTCTGTGTTGGATAGTATTGAACATTCACCAACATATGAACGGACAATGACTGTGATTACTCAGGAATGGGATAACGACAGTAAACGTGTACTTGCAAATGACCCAGGTCTTATTCCACTTATTAACCAACACATGTCGAATGGGATTTTTGACATGATTGATGGTGAAATAACGAAACAAAGAGCCTTAGGTAATTTGAGTGGTCTTTCAGATTTACAAGCGTATGAAGCTGTAGGTAAACAGTTGGCTCAGAAAGGTGCTTTTGCTTCACTGCAAAATAACACTCAGCAACAGCCAGTTGAAACTAAGGCACATATTCCTACGCAAACTGATACTGAAAGGGCTGCTAAGCGTAAAGCTGCAAGTCCAAGCAAACAGTCTCAGACAACGAAGGAAGAGACCAATCTTAATCCTTTAGCGATGTCTGATGAAGAGTTTGAAAAAGCGTTTAACTCTAAATTCCGTTAAGAGGTATAAATCATGGTCATGAAGTATAACGCTCCGAATGGTACTCCATCGAGCATCGGTCCTCAGATTCGTCTGGACTATTTCTATAAGAAAGCGCTGGTAGATGCTGCTCGTGAAATGTACTTTGGTCAGTTGGCTGATGTAACCAACATGCCTAAGAACATGGGTAAAACCATTAAGCTGTATCATTACATTCCATTGCTGGATGACCGTAACGTCAATGACCAAGGTCTTGATGCTGCTGGTGCTACCATTGCTAATGGTAACCTGTATGGTTCCAGCCGTGACGCAGGTACTATCCCAGGTAAATTCCCAGTACTGACAGAGAATGGTGGTCGTGTTAACCGCGTTGGCTTCACTCGTATTCAACTGGAAGGTTCCATTAAGAAATTTGGTTTCTTCTATGAGTGGACTCAAGAGTCTATGGACTTCGATACCGATGATGAACTGGATTCTCATCTGATTACCGAAGCGGTTAAAGGTGCTAACGAAATGACCGAAGACCAGTTGCAGATTGACCTGCTAAATGGTGCTGGTGTTGTTCGTTATCCAGGTGCTGCTACTACTGACTCAGACCTGACTGGTGAAGGTACTGCTACTGTAGTTACATATGACATGCTGGTTAAACTGGGTATTACTCTGAATGATAACCTGGCTCCTATGCAGACTAAGCTGATTGCTGGTTCTCTGATGACAGATACTCGTACCATTGCTGGTGCTCGTGTTCTGTACATTGGTTCTGAACTGGAACTGATGCTGCGTAAAATGGCAGACCCATTCGGTAATGCAGCGTTCATTCCAGTACAGCAATATGCTAATGCTGGTACTCTGCTGCGTGGTGAGATTGGTTCCATTGCATCCTTCCGTATCGTTGTAGTTCCTAAGATGATGCGTTGGGAAGGTGCTGGTGCTGCTGTTACCACTAACCCAGGTTACTATGCAACTGATGGTAAATATGATGTGTTCCCAATGCTGTGTGTAAGCTCTGGTTCCTTCACCACTATCGGTTTCCAGACTGATGGTAAAACTGTGAAGTTTACCACTTACACCAAGAAACCTGGTCTGGAGACTGCATCTTATGCAGACCCATACGGGGAGAAAGGGTTCACTTCTATTAAATGGTACTACGGTTCCTTAATCCTGCGTCCAGAATGGATTGGCCTGATTAAGACTGTTGCATCCTATTAATAGCTGATAGTCTAAAAGAGTGGGGAAACCCACTCTTTTTTTTATCTAAAAATACGATACACTTAGCTCGACCATCTCTGGTTCCAACCAGTCCATAAAAGGAAAACTTATATGTCTGATTCACTTGAACTGAATGAACTTGATTTACTGAAACAGCAGGCAGATACCTTAGGTATCACATATCATCCATCCATTGGCGTAGATAGGCTTCGTGAGAAGGTTGCAGAGCGTATGCAGAATGCTTCTGAGAATCGTACTACCGTAACTGCTGGTGCTGTAGATAACAGTCGTAAAGCTGCTTACGAAGATGCTATGAAGCTTGTACGTATTCGTCTTACATGTATGGACCCTGCTAAGAATGAATGGCCTGGTGAAATTATCACTGTGTCCAATGATGTTGTAGGTAACATTAAAAAATATATCCCTCTTCGTGAAGAGTTCTATGTTGATGGATATCATGTTCCTAATATCATCTATAAGTTCCTGCGTGACCGTAAGTATTCAGCAATTAAAACTGTTGAGACTCCTAAAGGTCCAAAGGTAACTGCTATCCAAGCCAATGCTTATAGTATTGAAGTTCTACCTCAACTGACTGAGAAAGAACTTGAGAAACTGGCATTGAAACAAGCTGCTTCTAAAGCTGCTGATTAAGGAATAGAGACATGGCTGACGTCATTATCACACCAATCACGAATGAAGACCTGACTACAAAAGTAGTTAATGGTACTGGTATCTTTGATGAGTTAATGACGGCAGCCAATGCTCATCTGGATAGCCAATTTAAGAATGAACGTATTACTGGTACTCAATATGCTGAAGTGTACTTAGGGCAGCTTCAGGCAGTATTAGCTAATGCAGTTCAATTCCTTATTGAAAGAGATAAAACATATCTCAATAACTTGCTGATTAATGCTCAAATTGATTTAGCTAATAAACAAGCAGAGTTAGCTAATAAACAGGCGGAGTTAACTGAAAAACAAATTGAACAAGCAGATAAACAGCTTGAGTTGTTAGAGAAACAGATTGAATTCCAGCAAGCTCAATCTGATTTAGCCAGACAGAAAATCAAAACTGAGATTGCTCAGATTGCTGATACTGTTGGTGGTGTTGCTGTTAGTGGTGTTATTGGTGCTCAGGTTGCTCTGTATAAACAACAGAGAGAAAGTTTCCTGAGAGATGCTGAACAGAAATCATTGAAGATTCTGGCTGATACCTGGATTACTCGTAAGACCATCGATGAGGGTGTTGAGGTTCCAGTTAACTTCGATACGGATGCTCTAAATGCATTCACACAGAAGGTGGCAGATGGAATTGGGGTAACAATCTAATCACAAGGAGAGGGAGCGAAAGCTCCCTTTATTACTTATGGGTTTATTTAGTCGTAAAAAGATTATCTCTGTATCTTCTGTCACAGTGAATATGGCAGGGGATGAGCAAATTAATTACCTGCGTAAAACTATTAATACTGCTGTTACAGGTGGTGCAGATATTGCTACGACATTAAACCAAGCATATCTGAAGGGTATGGGAATCCAGATTAAACAAGCCTATAGATATGGCAGAGATTATTATGCTCTTGGTTTACCAGATGGTTCTATCTTCTTTGGTACGCCGAATAATGAAAAAATCATCGCTATCCTTACTGCTATCGAAGGTAAGGAAGTAGTTCTTACAATGGCTGATTATGGTGCTCCTGATTTATCCTATTGGATTGAGGAGTATTTGACTGACACTTATCATTGGGATACTGACCATGGCGGTATTGGTAATCCTCCTGCTGGCGTTCTACCAGATGCTTCAATCAACTACACTATCGATAACAATGGTTTGGTCACTATTACGATGACTAATCCAGGTGGTACTGCACCTGCTTTTACTGAGGATGTGTCATTCTCAGTAGATTATGATGCCCAGTATTACCATGTTATCTATCGTGTTAAGACTCCTGGCACCCCTACAGTAACTATTGTTACTCGTGATAAAGAACTAAGTGATGAAGAAGGTACTGTTACTACTTCAACTACAGACAATAACTTTGGTGAATTTACCATCACAGATACAACTGTAGTTACCACTATTGATACTGTTAATAACAAAACCACTATTCAGACTACAGTGGTTGTCTCTACTTTATCTGGTAAAAAATATTGGATGTATGCTGCCGGTACAGGTACATATCCTGAACTGGATAGTATCCTTACTGAGGTAGTCCGTGATTCTGCTTACTATCCAGTTGTACCTCTCCGAGTAAACAACAAAGATTTAACTAACCCTGCCAATGTTAGTGCTGACCAATTCTCTACAAGTAAAAAACTAATGAGGAAGTTAAGTCTTAACTTCTTAGATTTAGGTGAACGTATTAATGAGAATCCAGATGTAAAAGACATTGACCATGCATTCTTTGTAATGGGTATTTCATTGAACTCTCAGTATGAATCCTCTATGGATTATCTACATGAGTTTTTCAAATACCTGGCTCAAGTATCCCCTTCTGATAAGGAAGCATATGTTACTTGGTACAATGAGAATGTTGATGAAGATGGTAATATTACTGAACTGACTCCTAAGCCTCCTGTAAATAAGTTGTACTTAAGACAGAAGCCTTATGACATTTCGATTGCTTATCAGTATTCAGACATGGTTGTTAAGTCTGGTTCCATTGGTCCTGTTGGTACTGTTACCCGTACATCAGGTCCTGCAAGTGCTATCAATGTAGTTAATCAATTTGACGTATCTACTGAACTTACTGCTGATGTTACTGTTATTACCTTCAGAAAACAGATTTCTGAGACTCAGTATGAGGAAGTAGAAACATGTGGATTGCAGCATGTAAATAATGTCTACAGGGGCCATAGTGTAGATATATCAGGGGAAAACAGTCTTAATAACCCTGACACGGAAGGGTTCCTTATACCTCTCTGTGTGAACGTTACAGATGCTCAGCAACTGGTAGCCAGAACACAGATGACATTTGATTGCTTACATTTGGTTGTAAACAGTTATGAAGTAACTAAAGCCAAATGGTATCAGACAGGTATTTTCAAAGTAGTAACCATTGTTGTAGCCGTAGTTATTGCTGTTTATTCAGGTGGTGCATTTGCAGCAGGTGTACAAGCAGCAGCGACTGCTGCGGCAGCAGCAGGTACATCAGTAGCACTGGCAGTAGCCATCTATATTGTTACTCAAGTAGCAATTGGTGTTGCTATCTCTTACGGTGTATCAATTGCATCAAGATACATTAATGCAAACATTCTGTTAATTGCAGGTGTAGCGTTAATGGCATATGGGTTGTATTCGCAATACACTACATATGGAAGTTCAAGTACTGAAGGTTTACCTTACGCCCATGAAGCAATGAGCCTTTCTAGTGCTGTATTAAAAGGTACTAATCAAGGGCTCCAAAAACAGGTTCAAGATGCTGTAGCTGAAATGAGACGTAATGAGGAAACATATGAGAGACAGATGAAAGAAGTTAAGGATGCTATGGATTTGTTAGGTAATACAAATCCTAATGTAGATATTGATGCATTAATCAATGCTGCATTCTTTAACCTTTTTGAATCTCCAAATGATTTCTTAACCAGAACATTAAATACTAATCCTGGTATTGATAGTATTTCGATGATTAGTGGATATGTGGATTCTACATTATCATTACCAAATGACTTAAGTATGAGGCGCGTATAATGGCATATAACTTAGATTTTACAGGTATGAATCCTAATCAGGATTTTTCCTTGTTTGGAAGTAATGCATATAATCCAATGCAAAGTAGTGTGCTTAATGCATCTCCTACTACATTTGGTGGTGCTACTTCTCCAGTTACTGATGGTTCATTAATGAGTTCATTTAACTCTTGGTTACAAGGTGATACTGCCCGTATGCTATTTGGAGGTACTGACCCTGATACTGGCTTTGAATCTAAAGGTATGGTAGCCCCTACATTACAGGGCTTAGGGTCCTTGTTCTCTGCCTGGACTGGTATGCAATCTTTAGGACTTGCCAAAGACCAGCTACAGTTCCAGAAAGATGCTTATAACACTAATCTGAATAATTCTATTCAGAGTTATAACACTCAACTGGAAGACCGTATCAGAGGACGTACTTCTAACTATGCAGGCAAAGAAGAAGATGTTCAGTCCTATCTAGCTAATAACAGACTGGGGAAATAATCCATGGCTCAGATTACTTGGCGTAATGTTGATGCTCCAGATTTAACTGGTGTCGCAAGACTCCAGCAATCTGGTGCTCAAAGTTTACGTGATGCATTAGCTGGGGCATTGGGAATTATTACTCAGAACCAAGCTTTGAGTAATCAAAACTTCAATGTTGCCAAAGAGCGTAATACGGCTGATTTGCAGAATCAGTTGTTAGGGTTTACTGACCCACAAGCTCTTCAAGATAGTGCAGCGCAGTTCTCTCCAGAAGCTCTGAGACAGCAGTTTGGTGCTGCTTATGACCAAAGTGCTATTAACCAGACTCTGGCTACCAGACCTGGGCAGCTTCGTGCTGATTTATCAGGACAGATTCAGTTAGAGAACCAACAGAAAGAACAAGCTTCTCAACCTTATGAGAATCAGTTCTATTCTTTATTGGCCAGTAATCCTGCTCAAGCTGAACAGTTCTTAAGAGAGAATGAAGCTAATTTTGCAGACTCTCGTCAGTTGTATGGTGATTTAACTAATCGCCGTCAGCAACTTGAACAGGCTGCATTACAGAGAGCACAATTAGCTGAATCTCGTGCTGCAAGACAAGAAGCTAGAGCAGATAGAGTGGATGCTCGTACTCAACGTCAAAACCTTAACAACTATGCTAAGGAATTGAATGAATGGGTATTACAGAATCCAGATAAACCTATTGGTACTAAAGCTGCTGAGCTTCAGACTAAGTATGATGTTAATCCTGTTACAGGTAATCAGGTTACTGGTGCAGTACAGCAAAATATTCAGGCATTAGGTGCTCCTACTCCTGAACAAGCTGTGAAGATTAACTCTGCTAAAGCACAGTTACTTACTTCAATTGACCAGTTTAAACAGGATGCTACTGCTGAGGTTAATGCTGCATTCGCTGGAGCGGGTATTAGTACTAACTTAATTGATGCTTCTCAGGATAAGAAAACCACTCAAGATGATGTTATTGATAAGTGGGGTAAACGATTAGGTGATACTGGTAATGCTGCATCTTACTATGATGAAGCTAAACGGGTATTAGGTGACGTTTCCCCTGCTGTTATTGATAAAGTCTTACAAGACTCTTATGACAATAACTATTTCTTTGACGGTGGTTCGATGAACAAAGTGTTCTCAACCAAAAGTTCAGTTAAGGCTAATGCTGAAAAAGTTAAGAAAGCACTTGGTGACACTTCTACTCGACAGGCATTTCAGGATGCGTTACGTACAGTGGATTCTCAAGCAACTACTTTACTTAATCAGGGAAATGCCCCTATCGCTAATTATGCTAGGCAGCTTCCTGCTTTTAATACTGGTGCTAATCCTGTAGCTCCTTCATTAGCTCCTATCATTCCAGACTATGCTGGAAGCAGAAGAGCATTACGAGAGCAGCTACAATCTGTATTGGGTGACCCCAATATCAACAAAGAAACAGTACGTAAATAACAAAAATCCCTCCTAGTGAGGGATTTCTTTTAGTACACTCTCTATCAGTTAATACCCCTTTTGAGGATTCAAAATGGCTACTGGTTTTGAAAAACAGCAGCAGTTAGGAAATCTTACTGCACAAAAAGAACAAGAAATTGCTCAGGCTACTCAACAGAAACGAGTTGAAATGGGTGGTCCTGTTCCAGGAGTTGAGATTGATTTCCCTGTTGGTTCGCCCGAGTATCAAAGGGGTGAGGAAGCTATTCGTCTGGCTAATCAGCCTGATGCTTCTGTAATCAACAATTTCACTATTCCAACTACTCAGCCAAGCACTCCAGAGATGAGGGCTAATCAGGCTGCTATTGATGCTACTAAACCTTTCTATCGTAAAATGATTGCTCCTCAGGTATCTCCTGAGTTTGGTGGTACAGGTCCATTTGACCCATCTCACCCTAACTTTGAGCAACGTGGACAAGTAGCTACTACTCCTCCTGCTGAACAGTATCAAGCTGATTTGCGGGATATGCCTATTAGTGCATTAAGAGCCAAGTATGGTAATGCTGCTGTAGCTGACCGTATGCGTTTAAATCTGGCTAATGCTAATAGCCAAGCATTAGAAAGCCAGCAAGCAGACCTGACTGATATCGCTAACTCTGCTCAAATCTGGGCAGGTAATACTGCTCGTTTTGGTCTTGGTTTATTAAACCTTGCTACACAGAATGTTCAAGATACTTTGGCAGAAGCAGTAGGTAGACCAGAAGAAGCAGGTCAACCAACCCTGTTAGATAGAACTGGTTTTTCAGATGCTCTTAAAGGTTTCGTTGAAGAACAACGTAAAGACTATTCTCCTGGTACTCAGTTAGAACAGTCTCAGATTGCTGCATCTAAAGAACGATTCGCTCAAGGTGGTGAAGAACGTATTCGTAAAGATATCGAATCTGGTTCTAATCCATATATTGCAGAAGCGTATGAACAAGGTCGTCAGTTAATTAACACTGCTGAACAGTATGGTGGAGCTAATAACGCCTTAACAGCATTGATTGCTGAGTCTGCTCCTGACCTTTTATTAGGTGGTATCGTTGGTAAGGTAGCTGCACGTTCAGCTATTAAAGATTTAGCAGAACGTCATGGTGCAGACTTTGCTGCTAAGTTACTTCGTACTGAAGGTGGTAAGCGTCAGCTTGAGAATGCTACTAAGAAAGCATTTGTTGGTTATGTTGGATTCCAGGAAGCTGGTTCTAACATGCAGCAGACTCTGGATGAAATTGACCAGATGACTCCTGAACAATTAGCTGCTAAATCACCAATGTATAAAGACCTTATTGCCGAAGGTTATAAACCATCACAGGCTAAGAGTTTAGTACGTACTCAAGCAGCTAATATCACTGCTGGTGTAGCTGGTACATTTGGTGCTTTAACGGGTTTAATTGCTGCACCATTTGAATCCAAAATACTGACTCCGTCTTTAATTAAAGGCCGAGGTCTGGTAGACCTGTCTAATCGTGTTTCTTCCAACATTGCGAGAGAAACAATTGAAGAAGGCATTCAAGGCGCTACTGGTCAATTTGCTTCTAATCTGGGTATCAAATTATCTGCTGATGAACAGCAGTCACTCGCTGAAGACATTGGCTCTAACATTGCTGAATCAGCTATTGCTGGTGCGGGTATGGGTGGTGTTGGCACTGCTATTTCTGAGACTCCTAAAGCAGTCACAGATACATTTGGAGCAGGTGCGGGAGCAGTTAATCAAGTTAGAGAAAGAAGAGCAGCTACACGAGCACAAGAGTTTAGAGACACTGTGGCTGCCGCAAATGAAACTGTTCAACCAACAGCAACCTCAGAATCAACAGGACAAGTAGAGCCTGAGTCTATTCGTGCTCAGGATGCAGTAACTTCTCCTGAAGCTAAGGCAGTATTCGCACCTATTCCAGAAGAACAAATTAGTTCTCCTGATTCTATTATGCGTATTGCCAGAGCTATATCTAATCGTCAGATGGATGAGTCTACTCGTCGTGAGTTAGCCACTGTTGGTAATAACGTTATCTCTGCTTATGAGGATGCATTACCTCAGATTCAGGCTCAGATGGATGCTGCTCCAGAAGCTGATAAAGCACAGTATCAAACTGCAATTGATAACATCAATGCAGTCTTAGAGCATCCTGATGTACAGGCTGTGCGTACTACTGCTGAAAGTTTCAAGATGACTCCTGAAGAAGTTAATGAAGTATTCTCTAAGTTACCTTCTGAGATTACTCCAGAGACTTATCAGTCTCCTGATGTACAGTCAGGTGTTAAGAATGTCTTGGCTCAGATTGACCTTAACTCTCAGTCCATCTCACCAGAGCAAGCAGATACTCTGATTAACTCTGCTGATACTATTGGTTTGACTGATAACCAAGTTAACCAACTGAGACTTATCTCTGCATCTGGTAAAGCTACTAGTGATGTATCCAATGATGTACGTAATGGTTCAGATGGGTTTATTGGTGTAAACCAATATACTCAAGCAATCATCAGAGCAATGGCTACTGGTTCTACCCGTAGAGCCAATGCAATGCTCGATATGATGAATAACTTTGCTAACCACATGGATACTAAAGCTGCTGCATTCCAGAATGCTGCTGCTAACTTTACTGGTAACCAACCTGTAGAAGTAATCAATCCTGCTACTGGTCAGCCTTATATATCTTTGGATGGAACTCCAATGACGTATCATCCAGTTCGTTCTAAGAACCTCATTAATGAGATTCAGAATGATGCTAATGCAGTTCGTACTGCTGCAAATGCTGCTGCCCAATTAATTGCTGGCGAGACTGTTACTGTACCTGAAACACAGGCACAGCCTACTGCTACACCTACTACTGAGACTACTCAGGAAGCTGTTCCAGTAGAAGAAACTGTAGAAGCTCCTACAACGACTTCTGAGACGACTTCTGCTCCAGAGGTACAAACACCAGTCCAGACTGAAACAGAAGCTTCTACCCCTGTTTCTGAGCCTGTACAAGGTGAATTATTTGATAAGCCAGAAGCAGTTCAATCTGATATCCAGTTAACTGAAGAACCTACTGAACAAGTAGAGACTGATTTAATGGATAAGAACCAGATGGAACTTGGTTTAGATAAAGGTGTTAACCACGATATCTTAGCTGGTCTGCAAGCGACTACTGAGCAGTCTACCGCTGCATCTTTATCAGAAGTGGATAAGCAATATCAGTCTACTAACCAAGTTAAGAAATGGTTTAAACCAACTGGTAAACGTTCTGCATTCCTGAGAACGAGTAACTTCTCTGGTCGTTTAACTGAAATCTTTAATAATGGGCAGAATCCAGTAACCCAATTACAGAATCTGTTTAAAGGATTTGTTAAACCAGAAGCTGTTACTCCTAAGGAAGCACAGGTAATGAGACAGTATGCTGCTCTTGTTCCTGCTATTGAACAGGCTCTGATTGAGTCCTGGGGTAAACTGACTCCTGAGGGTCAGCGTATCTTCTGGGAAACTAACCCGGTTGAATACTTTGATGAGATACGCAACATCAATGGTGAGAATGTTTACTTCTTACCTCAGCCAGTTATTGAAGCAATGACTGCTGGTATGTTGCAGTGGTTTGTACGTAATGCATCTGAAACTACATTCAATGATGATAGAGCCATCATGGATATTCTTGGTTTAGACAATAAAACTAAACCAACTGTAGAGCAGACTGACCTGTTAAGAAATGCAGGTACTGACCGTCAGAATGTTATCGATGATTTAAGTAGAGAAGTATTTGGCATCTTAGGTATCAATGCTGATAGAAATACTCCTGTGAGTATTCGTGATGCTGTGTCTAAAGGCTTAGCAACTGAAGTACTGAACGTAATGATTAACTCTAATCTGGTTCAGGAAACAGTAGTTAAGAACTCTGATTTAGCTTCTGTTGGCTCTACCAAAGTTAATTCTTCAAACATGAAGAACTCTCGTGTGTTTATCAGAATGAATACTGAATCAGAAGCTGCTAATCGTTTAGTAGAACTGATGCAGAATTCTAATGACCTGTTGGGTCAGCTGACTAATCCACAAAGAGAGAAGCAAGGCGCATTCTTAGGTACTCCGCCTAAAGGCCAATCCAACATTGTTAAGAATGGTGGTGGTCAGGTGATTCCTGAGAAGATGCTCGCTGCACGTAATAAAGCAAGTAACCAACCACATTACATCAATATGGGTCTGCATGACCTGATGATGAATAAGCTTGGTACTGAATGGATTGGAAGAATGTTGGGTATGCAGTCTGAAGAGAATGCTAACGCAGCACACTTACAATCAATTCAGGGTTCAAACCGTACTATCCAGAGAGATATTCAAACTCTGGAAAATGGTTTAACTCGTGTTGCTAATGCTGGAGTGGATTTAGCTACCACTCCAATTTACTTTGGTTATAACGTAATCAGTAACTTCCGTATGATGCTTAACTCTGGTGATTTCAATCCTCAGAGAGCTAAGTTGCATCGTGAGTTAGTGACTGTAGCTCCATCTACTATTGAGTTAAATAATCCTCAGCATGGTGCTTTTCTGGATTATGCAATTGCTCAGGGATTAAATATCTCTGTAGATAAGATGTCATCTGAATCTGCCAGAGAGGAACTGAGTAAAGCCATTAATACTGGCTTATTCAGAGATGCTATTAACATCCTGAAAGCTGCTGAGAATACTGATGATATCAGTGAAGCAGACCAGGAAACTTTGTTGAATGCAGTGAATGCAGGTAAAGAGAAGACTAAAACTCTTCATGCTCTGTATGCACAAGCTCAGTATGAACTGGCTGTAGAGAATGGACAGACATCATTCCAGACTCATGTAATGTTGGAACTGGATGGTGTAACCAATGGTCCATTCAACTCCATTGTTCAGCTTGGTTTGAAAGATGTTAACCAAGACCTTCTGGATAAACTCCAGAAAGGTGGGTTGTTCTATGGTGAATCAGACCGACTTTACAATGATGCTGCTGAACAGCCTGGGTTCCTTGACCTGTATAAAACTGCCGCTGCGGGTACTCAACAGTACATCAACAATATGATGGACTCTTTCCGTGCTATTCCTAACAGAATTGCAGCTATGAAAGGTAAGTCTCGTCAGGAACAGCAGAAGGAAACCAGAAACATTGAACGTCTGAGAAATCAGATGCGTGTAACTCTGGCTGCTTCCAAACTGATTGGTGATGTGAATATTGTTGAAGGTGAGCAGGTTGAACATCCAATTCAGATTGGTCGTGGATTACTTAAGAATCCAGTAACTGTAACCGTCTATTCTGGTGGTGCTAATGCCATCAACAGAAAGATTGCTATGGGCATTGTTACTGGTTACTACGAAGCAACCACAGAAGCTGTGAGAGCAGTAGATGCAGCTACTTCAGAAGATGAAAGACAAGCTGCTATTGCTCATATCTCTGACTTAACCAATACCACTAATGAACTGACTACTGCTCAGGTATACCGTAATGGTGCTTGGCAGCAGATTGGTTCTCCAATTGACCTTGGCTCTGATGTAACTAAGTTTGAGTTTACTTCTGCTCAGATTGAAGCAATTACTCAGAACATCAAGATTGGTATTGGTGCTGCTGTTAACCAGTCTATTGCTAATGAGTTTGGTAATGTAATCAATCGTGGACGTATGATGGTTTACGGTGCTGCTTTAATGCATGAAGTATTCATGTCTCGTTGGAATAAAGAGGTTACTCGTTTAGAAAAGGAACTGCGAGATGCAGGTCAACTTTCTAAATATGAGTCACTATCTCAAGCACAATATGAAGATATTAAAAATTACTTAATTGGACATATGCCAATCTTCAACTCTTGGTTTACTGCTAATAACTTAGATGTTAACCAATTGAATGAAGGCATCCTGCTGAGTGAAGAAGGTAGATTACCGGTTGATAAGTACCGTCTGGAATCCAGAGGTCGTAGAGAGATGGATGGTAAGATGCGCAAATCTACCTTTGGGGTAGATATGCCTACTTACACTGAACCAGGTACTCGTGTAATGCCTCTGCTTGTACAGTCTGTAGAAGCTGCTATGCAGGCTATTGCTCGTGATATTAACCCTAACAATGCTCTGAACGTATTCGATGGTTACATCAATGCTGTTGAGCATTTAGAGTCTGGTTCTCAAGCCATTAACCAAGGTGTTCTACAAAGCTGGAATGAGTTCAACTTACTCCAGGATTTCACTAATCGTTTTGAACAGGGTATGGAGAATGTAGATATTGCCAGTGAACTGGATGCTGATGCAGCTACCAGATTACAGCAGTCATTCGATTCCATTGCTGAAGAACTTGGCTTTGAGCCTGGATTAAATCCAGTATCTCCTGAAGTAGTAGAAGCATTTACTACTCAGCTTAAGAAAGAAGCTGCACTTCAGACTGCTATCAAAAAAGCATTGTTCAATGGTGAAGCAGTAACTTCTGTTAACCAGATGACTGGTGCTAACGTTCCATTCAATATTCAGAATGGTAAGCAGACTACTGAAGAAGCTACTGACCTTCGTTCTCCTCTGGAGCAACTGAATGCATCAGTAGTTCTTCCTACACTGGATTCAGTAACACTTCCTACTGGTCGTACTACGATTCCAGAATCTGCTCGTATGCGTGAAGCATTAGAGCGTAATGGACGTGCTGTAGCAGGCCATGAAGGTGTTCGTATCCTGACTAAAGGAGATGTCGTAGCGGCTGTTAGAGAAGCCTCTAAAGCTCTCCCATCTCGTCAGAACAGAATCACTGATTTTGTACTGAATAAGATTGAGGCTGCTATCCCATCTGATGTGAATGTGTATGTAGGTTCACCAGAAGCTCTCTCAGGCGTTCAGCAAGTGATGACACCTGATAGTCAGATGCAATTCAATGATGGTTTCCTGGGGCTTACAGAAGGTCAGAACATCTATATTGGTAGCCAGTCTATTGAAACTGTAATGCATGAGTTAATCCATGCTGCTACTGCACAGACTGTGATGTCCTACTATGACAATCCAGCAAGTGTTACTCCTGCTCAGAGAGTAGAAGTAGCATCTATTGAAGGATTGATGACTCGCTTTGTATCTGAGTACACCAATACGAATCCAGAAACTGATTCGGTAATTCGACTGATTGATAACCATATTCAGTCTGGTGATATGGCTCAGGCTACTGCTGAGTTCATTGCATGGGGATTAATTAACCCTCGCATGATTGATGCTCTGACTACCAAAGGTATTAAGGGAGCTATTACCAATGTGCTTAAGTCACTGGCTGACTCAATTAAAAAGATGTTTGCCATTGGTTCAAATCCAGAGATTAATTCTTACTGGACTCGTTTACTTGGTCATACTGTTGCCTTGGTTGATAGCACTACTGGTGCTAAAACAGCTACTGAGCAAGGGTTAGCTCAGCAGAATATGAACAATGTAAACAATCTGGACGCAGAAACACTGTTCAATAAATTGGATGGTGGTAAAGCATCAGCAGAGCATATCAATCATTTGACTAATACTCTGGATTATCTGCAATCGAATATTGTTCGTCTGATTAAACAGACTGGAGAAGATATTTCTGGCTTATCTAATTTTGAAGATAAGTTAATGCTGGATTCTATTGACCCAGAGATTGATAAATCTCCTGATGCGTTAATTGCTAATGGTTTTAACATGACTGAGAAAGAAGCACTGGTATTCAAACTGCTTCAAGTATCTCTCAAGTATGGTCTGGATAACTTTACTCCAAGTGTCCTTACTGCACGTAGTCTGTATGCACAGGCCAAACGTGAACTGACAGTACAGGATTTCCTGACTGACCCTAATAACCAATCTCAGTTTGAGATGGATTTAGCGAGACAACGTTATGATGCGGTGTTTGGTAATTCTGCTGTTGTGGCAGATGCTACTGGTCGTAGTAACCGTCTTGCTAATTTTATTGCTTTAGTAGAGACCAATGAGTCTCTGCGTAATAAGCTTGGTCAGATTCCTGTTAGAGCTACCAGAGAAACCCCAGCTACTAACTTTGTAGACCGTGTTGGTCAACTGGTTAATAGAATTCTGGTTTGGTTATCTGGCTTAGCTACTCGTTCACTGACTAGCCGTGATATTGCATCTCGTCTTAGTGTATTGGCTAAAAACATTAGCCATGTAGATAGCACTTCCAGAGATACTCTGTTTGGTCGTATCTGGAGAGGTTCTGAGAATATCGTTGAGAACACTCAAGATAAACTCAAAGCATCTGGTAATAAGCTGCGTAAGCAACTCCAGAGAGTAGAAGCTAAAGTTCCTGGTTCAGTAGCATTTGGTATCAAAGCTGGTTCAGCAGTATTTAATGACCAAGATGCAGAAGATGTTCGTACTGCTATTACTAACATCGTTATGACTATGAACCAGAAAGATAAACTGAATGCTATTTCTGAATTGGTCTTTGAGTTTGTTGGTACTAATGAAACTAACCAGACTATTCATACTCTGTTAACTCAGAAGAATATGGCTGCTGATAGAGCACGTCAGATTATTCGTGAGATGGTTCCAGGTATGATTGAGAAAGCATTTGTATCCCTGAACCAAACAGAGAAAGAAGCTATTCAGAAGGTAGTTGCTAACACTGATATGGCTTATCTGTTTGCTAATAATTACAGCCTGTCTCGACTGAATGAGATGCTGACTAATCCAGCAGAATTAAACAAAGAGATTCAGAGTATGGAATCTCAATTGAATTCCTCTGGTGGTGTTAACTCAGCATTCTATATCAAGTCTGCGCATGGCTTAGCACAGCAGATGGTATACGGTGTATCACCTCTGGCTTACCAGTTATCAAATGCAGGGGCTATTGCTCGACTGATTGGTACTGGCAGAACCAGACCTAATGATACTGCTGTAGAAACAGCTACTCAGTTGATTGATACCTTGGCTTCATTATCTGCTCTGAGAGAACTCTCTGACGCTGATAAAGCTACTGTGTCTAATGTGATGAAACGTGAGATGACTAAAGGTGAGCCAAATAATAATGGCATGACCTTTACTCTGAAATACTATCGTTCATTACAGCAAGCTGAATTAGCTAAAGCTGGTGGTGATGCAACCATGTCAGCAGTGAAAGGATTTACTCCTACGCTGGCAGACCCTAACAAGAAAGTTGTGATTGCATCTGTTAAAGATGAAGCAATGCTTTCTCGTAAAGGGTATGTACGTGGTGCGAAAGTACCTCGTGACTCAATGGACTTTAGACAAGAGTCTATGTACTACTACCATTCTAACAATGGTGGTGAACCTCGCTGGATTGCTGGAGTAATGTCTACCCTGCAAACCACCGTAGGTGGAGTTAACCCACTGACAGGTAGAAGTGTTAATGGTTATATGACTCCTGGTGCATGGACTGCTAAAGAACGTTTAGCCATGAACAGTATGAAACGTGGAGAGATTGATAAGCTGTTTGACCCAGCTAATCCAATGCCTAAGACTGGTGCATCTTACATGCAACCAGTATTGAACCAAGCTGGCACTATCATGGGTTACTCTTATCAAATGCCAAGAGCTAACAAAGAAGCTCATCTGGATATTGATAATGATTTCACTAAAGTAATGGCTGCTTGGGAAGGTAGGATTGCTGAAGAGATTCAGGCTGCACGTTACAACAATATGCTTATGCAACGTCTTCATGAGATGTATAAAAAAGATGCGAGAATGGGCAATGCTTACCAGTATCTGACCATCAATAAGAATTCAACTGACCCACAACTCAAAGAGATTTATGAGTTGATGCCAATTGAAATGAAGGAAATGGCTAAAGAGATTTGGCCTAACGGTGATATCAAAGTGCGTAAGAATTTACTGAATAATGCCTTTGGTTATCGTGAACCTTCTGTTCTTAACATGTGGACAGGTAACAGTGGTTACTCTAAAGAGTTTGAGCAAACTTTTGTAACCATGGCTGAAACACTCTTTGGTAAAAATGCTGCTCGGTATCTGAGACTTGGTGAACGTGGGATTATGGAATTCGTGAAGGAGATGAAGGATTGGATTGTGGTACGTTCAGTAATTGTATCCGCAGCTAACCTTGTTTCTAACATGGTTCACTTAGCTACTATTGGTATTAGCCCTATCACTATGGCTAAGGATATGTCTACTGCTGTACTGGCTGCTGAAGAATACAGACGTAATGAAAAAATCATTAACGAGTATTCTCACTATCTGGCAGTGGGGCATAACCCACAGAAGGCAGGTGAGTATCAGAGACGTATCTCTGAACTTAAAGATTTCCAGGCTCGTAACCCTGTAGCTGAATTAATTCAGGCTGGTTTGCTTCCTACAATCGCAGAGGATTTAGGTCAGCAAGATGATTACTCTCTAAAAGATAAAATGGTATCTAAACTCTCTCAGTACACTGACGGTGTACCAGAAGGAGTTAAGAGAGCAGCTAAGGAAATTGCACTGTCTAGAGATAGCCATGTGTATTTCTTCCTTAACCGTAGTATTCAGTATGGTGACTTCGTTGCTAAGTATTCAATGTATAAACAACTGACTACTCGCAAGAATAATCCTCTAGATAAAGAGTCTGCTCTGGCTCAGGTAATGAGTGAGTTCATCAACTATGATGTACTGCCTAGCCGTACTCGTGCTTATCTGGATGCAATGGGTTTAACTTGGTTCCTGAACTACAAAATCCGTATTCAGAAAATCATTCTTAAAACCATTAGAGAGAATCCAATTAGAGCATTGTTCCTCATGAGTCATTTAAGCTCTGAGTCTTCATTGCCTAATATCACGGATGCTAACCTGATTACAGGCAGTCTGGATTACAACATCGGTATGGGAACGGCAGCTAACGGATTAACAATTCATCCATTGGTTGCACTGTTCTAAAAGAAAAGCCCCATGGAAGGGGCTTTGTTTTATACAGGATTTAAAGACATGGCTAATAGATAGCCCTCAAATTCCCATAATTTATTTTTTGCATGTTCAGTAGCATTTTCCAATGCATACTTACGACCAAGTTCTTCATTAAAGTTACTTGGGTCAACACATGCAGAGAATCCCTCTCCTACAACAAATCCATTTGGTAACTGAAGTAAACAAACTGTAGTAGTAGTTCCTTCTACTACTGAGTATCGTGGAGTTAATTTAGCCATTAAATCCCCAATACGTTCCACACTTACTTTGTTACTCATCTGTATTATCTTCCTGTTGTAAAGCCATGTAGATGAACCAGAATAATCCTGCTATCACAGCCACTGTCAGAACTAGGGGCCATGCAAAGAAGACCCCTACTATGAGAGCAGTAATGAAAGCAGCTTTAAGTGCTTTCATCTAGACTCCTGATTAAGCTGTACGAGCAAACAGAGATTTAGTCTGTTCTTTTTGTCTTGCGACTACAGCATCAACATCTGCATCATCTTCTTCTTCAGCTACTTCTTGAGTAGGCTGAGTATCGATGATTTTTTCACCTTCTACTGGAAGCTCCGTAGGAGCCTCTACCTGAGGTTTTGTTTCCACCTGTTGTACTTCTTCAACTTCACCACGCAGAATGCCGTGAGCAGGCTCTACGAAGCCAGAACTACGTGGTTGTTGATTAGGTGTCTTTGGTTTGTGGTCACTGGTCAGTTGCTGAGGAACGATATCCAGAGTTGCTGAATAACCATTCTCACCACGACCAGCTTTCAGGTCGATATTAATATCGTTACCTGGAGCTACATTGATAATGGTGAAAGCATAGTTCTTCAGAGCTTCCATGATTTCGTCTTGATTCAGTGTGATTTGCATCAATCTATTTCCTCTATAAAGATTTCTACTCTTGGCTGTTCTCGGTCTATAGACCCCATCCGAAAAGCCAACTCAGGAACGTAAAGATAATTGTCATCAGGTAATTTCCCTAGCTCTACCAAAGCATCAGCAAAAAACTTATCAACTACAGAACATACGTTACCTATATCAGTTAAGTGTTTAGTGGCTGGATACATTACGTATGTCAGCCGTACTTTTTTGAATGTGGGTAAAGCACGTATTTGTTCTTCCATCTCTAGTTTGAAATTAACCTTAGCTTTATTAAGTGTCATATGATGCTCATTGCGATATGCATTGAGATTCAGACTAAATAATTTAGCTTTGGTTTTTTGTACTCTGAGAGGTGCGATAAGTTTGTGCATGGTTACAATCTCTTGTCATTGAAAGTGACAGTATATCCTTGAGATTTGAACCATTCGAGTTGAGCCATGATTTGTGCTCTCATTAATGATTTAGAACAAGCATGTTCCCAACCAGTTAATAAAACATCAATTTCCTTGTCATGTGGATTTTCCAAGATTCCCTGGATGATTTTGTACGACACTTTCTGGTAAGCTGTACCTGAGACGTTTTGGAACATTCTTACTTTAATTGCCATAATCCACCTATTAAAAAGCCCACCGAAGTGGGCTTCTTTTTTAAGAGCGTTTGAACAAGGAACTTGTACCAGTCTTAGCACCGCCAGATGGCAGACCAGTCTTAGCACCATCTTTGTTGCCTTTGGCTTTATTGATGACTTTACCAGCCCATTTAGCTACCCAGTCATCCTTGAACTTGGCTTCGGTAACACCCTTTTCGATTTCTGGTACAGTCAGACCATCATCGTAACGGAAGAATTTAACGACCTCGTTAATCTCACGAGTCTCGCCAGAGGCTACATAGATTTTTTTGCCATTGGAGTCTGTTTCACCACTGTCAACATTCTTGTCTACAGTTTGTTTCTGGATACCTGCCTGAATCATTTGACCAGTCAGTTCTACCAGTACGTCTACTTCAGTAGGACGTTCTTCCTTGGCATCAAAGTCATACAGTTTGATGACTTTCTTCTCAACATCCAGTTGAGAAAGTTCTTTACCTACGGTCAGCAGAGCCAGACTGTTAGCAGTCAGGAAGCTTGGCAGATAATACTCTTTACCATCCCTGATATAAGTATTCTTATTGCCTTTGTCATTCCCTGACAGAACCCAGAATTGCTGACGTACTTCTTTACCGTCAACGTCACCTTGCAGGTTAACTGCAACTGCACCGCTTGATGCGGAAGTGAAATATGCAACCTTGACCTTCATTGGATAGACGTTGGTGTCCAGTACACCACCACCACCCAGAACGTCCTTTTCACCTTCAACGTTTGCTTTAGTTTCTAAGTTTTTTAACAGAGACATTTTTTATCCTTACTCTTCGTAGAATTCATCGATACGTTTAAACAGTTTCATGACATCGTTATCAATAAAACTTTCATTTGTTTTCCACATAAAACGTGGAGAACGAATACGTTCATGAACAGTATCTTTAGTAATACAGGTTTGGAACACATGTTTGAAGCCAAGCATTTCTTCTTCTTCTGTTACTACAAGAAGTTCATTCTCATAGTTTTTCAGAAGCTTCAGAGGTACACGTTTGGCATACACAATACATGTGAAGTACGCTTCAATACCCTGATTCTTTAATGCACCTTTAACAGGAACTTTGGTTTCAACAACCATCTCGTTCTCGTTAAGAGTTGCTAAGGTATGTGCAATAAAGATTACTCGTTTACTGGATTTAGCTACCTTATCCTGCATCAGGTTTTTGAAGTACTGGTTGTAATTAGCCCAACCCTGCATGGTATTAGATGAACCAATAACATACATAGACTCAAACATATCCATCAGGAATGTCAGTGAGTCCACCACAATAGTATGGATGTGAGGCATATTCTCAGCTTCATCAAAAGCCTCATATACCTGCATTGGGTCAGTAATTACATATCTGTCGAACTTATTAGGGAACGGCAGACGTTTGCCTGATTCACAGTTCAGATACATTACACCTGGATGGTCTGGCAGGTTCATCAAAGATGATGACTTACCAGATGATGAAGTACCTGCAATGAGAACTAGGTCTTTGATTGGTTCAGACATTATCTCTCCTGATAGATAAAGAAAGCCTCATTAAGAGGCTTGTTCTGAGAGTTTCTTGCTGACACTTCGCATGATAGTGCTATGAATTTCAATCTCTGGTAATGCATTGTCCAGCTTCGAATTGAAGCTTAATACCTTATCCAGAATCTGCTGATACTGAAGGCCAGTGTCAGCTAACATCATAGCAAATTTTAGCAGTTGATTGTTGCGATTTCCTGCTCCCATACGTTGTGCGAACCAACGTTCAAGATTGTCGAGATTCCCTAAATCAACCATACGTTTCTTCAGTTCATCATTCTTACTGGTTTTCGGAATGAATGCTAAAGCATCCAGCAATTCTCCTTCATTGGAGAATGTTTCGCCTGGGTGGGTAGCCCACTTACGGCATCGCTGGAATGTCTGGTCGTCAATCTTGAATGGAAGCCATTCACAGACATTATTCATGAACTCTTTGAATTCAACTTCATCTAATTTCAGATGATAGTTGATTGGCAGAATCAATCTGAATCTGTGATTCTCATCCGTGTGTCGCTTAGTGGTATGAATAAAGTACGTGTATTCCTTCATCAGTACTTTAACTTCCTCAATGGTAGTTCCTTCATCCACATCAATCACAATGCAGTTAAAACCAGGAATTACATTGGCTCCATCCCTGTGACCATCACCACTCTTACCTTTCAGCAGATAATGGTTTACCCAGTGCATGTCTTCCATTTGACATAACTGCTGGAGATTCTCAAAAGAGATTGGTTCACTGAGATAGTTATAAGCAACATGACCACTATATGAAACCGTCAGTTCATTTAAGTCTGTTGGTTTGAGTGACTCACCTTTGAAGAATTCAATTCCATCTACGAATGTCTTCTTAATGATGATGTGATGCTTATAGCCATAAGCTACAGCTAAATTCATTAGCTCTTGTTTCTGTGCATTACTGCCTTTGTAGAATGGTAAATCCTCTACCAAGTCTACGTGAGTAACTTCCTTGCCTACTCCGGCAATATAGTTTGCCAACTTAACATAGTTTTTTTCACGGCTAAGTATTCTATCGAATGCTTCACCAGAGTCTTCAACCAGTTTAATAGCTGACATTAATTGGGCATCAGTTACTTCATCAGTCTCATCAACAAATGCATAGACACCTGCAAGTTTCAGAGCTTTAAAGTATCTGTGACGTAATTCTGCTTTACGAATTTCTTCGTGTTCAGGAAGCCTATCGGCAATCTGTTCACAATGAACTTTGTAAGCAATGAGCTTGATGCTTACATCTCTACTGACGTTAATCTTCTGATTATACTTAACTGCATCAGCTAACATCCCAAAGTGTTGAGAAAGCTGGGCAATAGTATTAGACGATGTTGTATCCGTTAACATGTCGAAGATTTGTTCTGGAGTCATTTCCTGTTGGAAATCTTCTTTGGTCGAATAACCAAACAAGCAACGACGAGCATAACCAGCAACAAGTAACGCATAGAATTCATCTTCCTCTTTACCGCCATTCAGTAAACTGTTTGGAGTACCGAAGAGAAGCATGTTGGTAGGTGTCTTACCTTCCAGTTCTTCTCCTCGTTGAGATTCCGCTGTGTTCTTGGTTAACTTCTGCTTGATTAAACCTTGGTCATACAACTCAAGGAATGCAGTCAGTAAGTCGAGGTTAGAGATTAGGTTCTTACCTAACTCATCACACTCGAATGATGCGGCACCAGCATTAGCCAATAACAGCTTATATCGAAGTTGCTTGAGAGCAGGTACAGTACCACTATCAAATGAGAACGCTAATGCACCTGTAGAGGCAAATTCCTTCTCCAGTTTCACTAACTCATCTGCTGGGTCTGTTCCGTTTTTACTGGCTCTTTGGGCTGCTAAATCGACTAAGTTCTGCCCGGCTAAGAATGGGAAAGTATCATTCAGGAATGTTCTCTTAAACTGGTTTAAGAATTCACCTTCAATGATATTGGTTGAATGTCCCTTACCAGACCCTGATGGAGCCAAGTTCAGAACATATACGTTAACAGGCAAGTTACCTCGGTCTAAGGTATCCAGTGTGACACGCATACTGGCTGCCATCTTAGCCATAAAGTAACTAACCTGAACCCTAAAGAATAAGCGATTCTGATTGAGTGTCTTTTTACAGAGCACATCAACCATCTGTTCGCTTATGGGGTGATAGTCAGCACTTGATAAGTCAAACATTGCATCTCTCTAATTAGATAATGAGTTCACCAGATGCCAGGTACTTATCCTTTTGTCTGCATGAGTTATACGCAGCACAGTACTTACACGCTACGACCTGTCCAGGAACTCTGACAACGATGCCTACACCTCCATCTTCTACCAGACGGAGATTAGCATCATGTTGATTATCAAAGTTTTTGGTACTACGTCCCATTGAGTTAGGGTTTTTGTAGTATTTGAAGACAGGTTCAGAGCGCCATAGTTCTTCTTCCGTACACTCTGGCAATTCTGATTCAGGAGCATCCTTGTATCTTTCCAAAGCTGATAGCTTGGAGGACACATATTGCTCCGTTTCACTAACGGATTTCAAGAGTATTGGATATTCCAATATCTTCTGTTGAGGATAATCTTTATTCGCTCTAGCCATATTTGCTGACCAATCTGTAAATAGATAGTCAATGTACATATGGTCATGGCGAATCCGTTCTGGGTTAAGCCAACGATAGATACTTCCTTGCATACGGAACTTATCGTCATTGGCTTTGTTCATGTAGGTGAACGTGCTGGTAGATTTGACGTCCCTGAGTCGATACTCAAGTACCATGTCAAACTTGCCACCAATCGTCCAACCTTTGAATTCCTTTTCAACACGTTGTTCAAGCCATACAGGAATGATGTCATCATTCAGTTCATCAAGAGATGGATTGATACGCACTGCTTCAATCACCCTCTTAGGGTAACCAAGAGACTCTAATGACTGTTTGTAATTACCTTTCCAGGCTCTCTCAATCGCATCATGGAACGCTGTACCCATACGGTTAGGGATTTGGCCAGCTATATCGATACGCTGCTCTCCAGCCCCATTTATACGTGCTGTCAGTATCAACTGACGAACACTTTTCAATAGGCTGGTAGCAGAGATATAGTTTGGTTTCTCAACATAATCGTAAGAATCCTGAGCCAACCAAACTGCCATGCTTAAAGCTATGTTGCTTGGGTTGGAATACTTCATGATTACGCCTTCTTATCAGAAGGGATACCGATAGATGCATTGAGATTGTTGAAGTCGATTGCAGGCAATGCTGCACGAACTACTTCGATATCTGAAGGAATCAGTTCTGCTGCTTCAGGCCATACTTCAACTAAACGTTTAGTAGAATTCACACTGTAAACTACAGCTTTAACGTTTTCTTTGAGAGCTTTAGCACTAGAATCTAAATCTTGTACTACTTGTTCAGCATCAAGAAATTTCTGAACTAGAGGATTATTAGCAGTCAAAGTTGGTTTGGCACCATCACCCAAATGAATAAATTTTAAACCTTCAAACTCAGGACGTGAAAGTACAGAATGTCTTGGGTAAGAAACATTCATACCAGCAAGATTAATTTTGTCAGCACACCATGTACTGTATTCTCTTGAGCTTTTAACTAAGATACCTTCATCTTTTAAGCTTTTGATTTTCTCTTCAATGGTATTGAATCGGTCAACCAAACGACGATAAGCTTTTAATCCACCAAATGCAGCGATTAAACATTCCATTTTAATTTTTTCTACATTGGCTCTGGCTTCTTCCAAACGAGCAGTAAAACCAGATTTATTCATTGCAGCAGCAACGATTTTGTCACGAGCATTATTAGTAAGACGTACAGACATATTATTCTTCCTTAATCCAGCCGAGTGCTTCGGCAATACTAGGAAACTGGGATTTGAAAATTTCTTTAGCAGCTAAAGCAATTTCCATATGTTCTTTTTGAGTACCATTAGCACTACGAAGTTGGATATATGTAATCCAACTACGAACATTACCAGTCATATAAATTTTGGTAGGAGAGCACATTGGTAAAACCATACGAGCACATTCTTTAGCTACACCATGGGATAGCAACTCTTCATATAGACGTTGGGTATCTACTAGGTGAGTATGAATTTTGGCCTGTAAATCAGCTTTAATATCACTAGGGATATTGTCTACCGAGTTCTGGCGATTCTTCATATCCTGAGAACGTAAGTCGAATGTAGCAGGTAACTCAGTTACTTCTGCGTATCTTTGACTAAATTCTTGAAATGTAAAACTACGATGACGAAGAATCTGTGCTGAAATAGCACGAGTAGTTTCAATCTCAAGAGTCATGTGTGCTTGTTCAAACACACTCCAATGAGCATGGGCAATACAATATTTAAGTAAGCCTGCTACTGAAGGATTTTCTTGGTTATCAGGATTGGATACACGAGCAATATATCCAATAATTTTCTCTGCATCTGGTGTTGCAGTAATAAATTTAACCTGCATTCTTACTCCAGTGGTAATTCTAGTTGAACATGGTTAGCAAATTGACCGTGTAATTTTTCTCTTAATTCAGCAACTGCTTGTGCAGCTTCTGTTAAAGAAGAAAAAGAACCTGCCGAATATTGTTTACCATCTTTAGTTACATAAGTTATGTACCTACCTTTACGTAGTCTTACTCCTTTTACTCCACTAGAATTTGCAGTACTTAACTTACTGTTAAATGCGTTTTCCATTTTGGATGCTTTTCTTAAATTAAGGTAAGCATTATTAGTAGTAATTCTATCTTTATGGTCTATAAGACCATCAGGCCATACATTTTCAATCATGTATACTGCTACTCTATGTGCTAAATATTTAACTCCATTGAGTTTTATTTGATAGTAACCTTTACTATCTAGTTGTTCACATCGGTCACCAGCTTTACCTTTTCCATTTAATCTATTAGTTTTCCAATAGAAATATCCGGTATTTTGGTCATAAAGCAGATTTTCACGAAAATATTCAACAGGTGGAATTTCTTTCATGAAGTGCCTCTTCTCCCATTAATGCGAAGTATGCGGCACCATCGACATAGTCATCCATTTTAAATCCACCGCCCACACTTCTAGACATTTTTAGTAAGACCATGAAAGCCCATCCGGCTTCAACAGACATACCAAGCCCGTACATCGCGTTAAACGCTGCTACAGTCCGTGCCATTGAACGTTCAGATTCTTGGTCACGTTCACTGGCTCGGTCACCAATACAACGTTTAGCTTCTTGCAAAATTGCTGGAGCATTATCAATAGAGGTAGCAAAAGTCATTTTTTATATTTCTCCGGGTGAAGATACTTATCCAATCCTACGGCACATGTTTCTAATATTTGATTCTCATCAGCCCCGTTAGCCAGAGAGATATCATTAGCCCATGATGGATAGAACACACTAAGCTCACCACCTAACTTCACTTCATCGTGATATATGTCGGGATGGTCTTGCCATTGGACACACTCAACCAGATTGTCATTCACCCACTTCACTACTTCGATATCATCTGGAACCAGATAATATTGAGCATCATGAATGTGTGCTGCTGGACGGATTACATTGGCATACTTAGATGCCCATACACGTTCCATAAACTCATTGGCTGCTCTGTTATTTAACAGACACCAGGATTGTCCTAATGCGTTACCAGCAGTCCTACCTTCAGCTTTCGCTTCATAAGGCATGTTACTGGTTCCCCATACGACTTTACCGAGTAATGGAGTACGTATTCTTAATCCGAATGCAGCAGTGATATAACCATCTTTAGTTGCTTGTTCTAACTTCTTATCAACCCATTGGTCAGAGACGAAATAAAGTTCGTGATATCTCTGTTCAACGGATTTAGCTTTCTCTTCAGAGAAGCCGCAGTTAGCCATTAATGTGAAATAAGTACCTTGATAGGTAAGTGCAAAAGTAGGTGCTTTAGACTCCTGTCTAAAGACTGGGTAAAGTTCCTGAATACTATTAATACTATCTACGGTATCAATAATGTCAGGCATCTGAGAGCCAAAATAGGCAAATGCTCGTAGACTGTGACCATCATAACCATCGGTATATACCTTCAGTTTATTTGGGTCTTTAGTTGTAAGAGCAGAAATACGGTCTTCCAAACTAGCAAAGTCCAATCCAATGAGAAGCCAACCAGGAGCAGCTTTAAAGCATCTCTTTATTGGTTTGGCATAAGGACTCTTGGATGATGGAATCTGTTGCATGTTTGGTTTTGAAGAACTTAATCGTCCTGATACAGTCCCACCAATGTTGAAGCTACCAAATAAATAGTGCATACCATCTTCTGCTAGAGGAGCTTCCTCAAATGCAGGAATGAATGCAGATAGTATCTTCTCTACTTTGGAATATTTAATCAGACATTCCAGAATAGATTTATACCTTTCGTTATCAGTATGGTTTATCAGTTTCTCAAGAGTTTCAGCCCCAGTTGCTGGTAGCTTACTTTCTGTATAATCAATCACAGGTAATCCCATAATCTCATACAAGAGTTCTTGTACTTGTTGATGGGAGTTTGGATTGAAATCTATAGCCAGAGTTTCTTCATCAGATAGAGTTATCTGTTTAGTCTTGAGAGATGCATTACGAGTGTCTACATGATTCTGACGTAGTCTATGAATTAACACATCTACTACAGAGAACACTTTAATAGCGTTTATGTAGCCATCACGTTCTTTAATCATTGCTGCCTTCAGTTTCTTAACTTCTGCCATATCAATAGGCATACCAGTTAATTGCATCTGAATAATATTCTTCAGAGAAGGGAGCATTAGATTGTTATAGATATCCCACTGCTCATCTAACACCATAGTGTCAGAGTGTTTGTTGGCTACATACCAAGTACTTAGACAGTCTGTTAAGTTGTACTTAAGCAAATCATCTATATCGATTTTAGTAATATCATCGATATCGTCTTGAGCATAGTTGCCAGCAAACTCATGAGATTGAGCTTTTAGACTAAGTTCATTTCCAGCACACGAGTTTGTTGCTAAGTAAGCAATAATCTTAGTGTCATGGAAGTTTCTGCACATGAGATGCAGTCCCTTGAGTAAACCTTCTTGGTCTAATAGACCTTTCATCCATAACTGATGGATTAGAACTGTTAAGTCATAACCTGCGTTATGCCAAATCAATTTGCCTTTGTATGTCTCAAAGAAATTCCTGACTAAGCCACGAATCTTCTGAGCATCTTCAGGGCTATTGGTGTAATCGATAGCGAAAGCACCACCATTGTGTTCATCCCATGCAAAACCAATAGTACCTAATCCTGCTTTATAGAACTTCAAATCGAATGCTTCGATATCAGCAGCAAGGATTGGGTATTGATGCAGAGAGTCCAGCCAGGCAGAGATTTCATTGACACCCTTGGGATAGTATTCCGAATGAATAATATCGCCTCCTAGCTCATTGTAGGAGCCAGAAATGGTATCGGTGAGAGCTTTCAAAGCTAAGTCAATTTTGCCTTGTACAGATGGGTCATAGAATAACTGACCATAGTTAGGGCAGAGAATGACATTGATGTGCTCAAACCCAGGGATTGCACATGGGAGTACATATCCATAGTAGGGTTCAGCTTTCTGCTTCTTGGTTAACGTCTTGAAGTATGCTGTATCAGTACACAGAATATATTCTGTACGCAGATTGCATAGCTCTGGTAAGACTTGGTTAAGGTAGTCTTTCTGTAGAGAGACAGGTGCTTTCTTCCCGTTATAGTCCAGGTCGAATGCGATAAACATTCTCTTACTTAATCCAGTAGGAGTGATGTAATGTTTCTCTAAGTCAGCTTTCCTAAGTTGTTGAGGCTTAATGAGAATAGCTATAGGGAACCTTGGAGAAGGTTCAAATATCAGATGTCGCATGGCTATCCTATTGGTTCAGGCGGCTCGTCATTGAGTTTGAGAAGCCTATGCTCTTTCCCTGAATCTATCAACTCATAGATTAAATCCATTAACTCTGCTGATAGAGGTCTGTGTTCAAGGAAATAAGTCCTTTTTCCTTCGTGGTCCATGAACCTACATTCATCTAACATTGCAGGCCAATGGCCTCTCAATAGTTTGTACTCAACCAAGATAGTTAAAGGTACGATGAATACATGTTCCATTATCCCACCAGACGAAACATCACATGGAAATCCATGATTTGTTTAGTTTCGATATCCAGATAAACAATTAAACGAAGATGTTCAGGGGTTCTTTTAGGAGCAGAGGCAAACATACGGCTGTATGGTTCATGTAGATATTCGGGAATGACATCATACATTTGTCCCCAGTCTTTAAGACGTGCCATGACTTTAGTGAGATAAGCATCAATCTTACGTCTATCATTAGCTAGTTTAGATTTAGCAATCCAAACTTCTTCTGCACGTTCCCTGAGTTCTTCTTTAATACCTACATGTGGAGCATTATCCATTAGTCCAAATGACTTTCCATCATAGGTAAATCCAAATGGAGTATCATTATCTCTGCATAAAGATGTTTCTAACTTTTGAACATAATCTGCATAAGCTTGAGTAAGCTGCATAACTAACTCTTTCTTTATATAGATACGTTCTTGAGTATGTTGTCTTATAGGTATAGCCATTAGAGACTCCCGTAAAACACCACACGAGTTGTTGCACGACTAACTGCTACATACAGTAAGCGAGCTAATTCTTGTGGGTCACGGCATACAAGTAAATCACTTAAGTCTACATAGACTGTATGATACGTAGAGCCTTGAGATTTATGAGCAGTACCTGCATATGCAATACGTAAGTCAGCAAAGTTATTCTTTAAATAGAAATAGGTTTCCCAATCTTTAACATGTGCTGCTTGTCGAATACTCCCAGCTAACTGGGTATAACTTTCAGCAACCCATACATGTAGATTGTTATTCAGAACTACAGTTCTAAATTGAATACCTGATTTGTCATCTGTATATACTTCGTTACTAACAGAAGTAACTAAATATTCTTTCTCAATCTTGGTTCTAGATGAACCAATCTCAATAGAATTATTAGAAATAACTCTATCACCCACCATTAAATGGATTGGTAATCCTTTTTCCTGACGAATGTACGTATTGAATTCTTGGGTACGATTGTTTGTATAAGCGAGGATTTTGTGTCCGGGAGTTTCTTGGTTAATGAAATGTGCATCCATTAGATTACGCATTTCTACATCATCAACAAAGTCGATGATACCAGGAACTGGACTAATTGGTTTGAAGATACCCGTTTCAACTGTTTCTCTTAACTGGGCGTTTAGAGCAGTGAGTGCTGGACTATTACTAGTACGCACTTGGGTAGTCAAATATGAGGTGAGAAATCCTGAATTAAATGCAGGACTTTCTTTTTCTGAGACTGGAGCTAGCTGGCAGTGGTCGCCAATAAAAACTATTTTACAGTTTCTATTTGTGGCTTCCTCTATGAGCTTCAGTAATTGAGTATCTGCCATAGATGCTTCATCCATAAGGAGTAAAGTATCTTGGAGATAGGAGAAGGACTTACTTTTTACAGTATTGGTTTTACCTGTGCGGTAATCATCCCTTACTGTTAATCCAATTGTGGAGTGAATAGTTTTCACATCACGATTAGGGAATCTTTCTTGTAATACTTCTGCTGCCTTATTAGTGGTAGCAGTAATAGCAATATCCTTTAGTGGCTCTGCACCCATGATATTACAAATACGTTCCGTGTTAGGGAGCATATCAATCATGTGGTCAAGCATATATGTTTTACCTACTCCAGGAGGGCCAGAGATACACATATGTTTGTTAGGAGACACAAGGAATGCTAGGAAGGTCTTAGCAGCCTTCTCTTGGCAATCAGTCAGTTGCATCCTCTGTCCTTAGGAAATCCAATTTACCAACGTCATACATGGTCCTGGATAGGAACCACATCTGAATACGTTTATCCATTGGTTTAACAACAATGCGGTCTGCACCTTTACCATAGTTACGAGTTTCTTCGTACATCTCTGCTTCAGATAATAACCTCAGCAGTTCCTGTCCTTTTTCAACAGGTAATACGATTTTAAAATCATAACCAAGTTCGATGCAGACCATGTTAGTTGAATCTGTCATATACACCTCAGGGGAAGTATATGGACCAATCCGTTTTAACGTATGCATCAATGCACCAGAGTATCCCCAGGATTATGCACATAACATAGTTCATGGTTTACCCACTTTACTGAGAAAGTCGTTTACGATATCAACAGGTGATTTTGAATAATTACCAATTGGTTGGTCATAACTCATATCACGTTCAGCTAACTCATCGAGCTTAGCTGCATTTCTGTTGTATACATCAACTAAGTGTTGAGCTACTGTCTCCATAACTTTCTGTAGATAGAAAGGCTTTGATGAACGTAAAGCTCTATCTTCTTCTTCAGATTCGGGAGAGAACATGAAGTTTTCGAAAATAGGTAAACCAGAATCTGTAAAACGAATTGTACCGAATTTTTGGATTTTCATTTGAGCACCTAAACAGTGGAATATAAGCAAATAAACCACCGAAGGTGGTCTATTTGATTTGAACCATAGTTAATCGTCCACCGAATACTGCTCCGGTATCGATATAGTTTTGGTTCTTAAACTGTTTGGGGTCTTTGACAGGAGTATGACCGAAGTAAAATTCATCGGCTCCTGTAATGACTACGCTACGACCATTCTGGTTTTTAACCATTCTATCCCTGCTCCAGACTACGTCTGTGAGGTCTACTGGTTTACCGAATGTGTAGGTATTTGATGGGTAGTCAGCGTGACCAATGACAACTTTTCTGTCATCGATAGTGACTTCAATGAGATAAGGTAGCTGAGCTACTTTATGGAATAATTCAATGGTTTTATCAATTTGTTCAACTGATTGTTCAACAAACCAAGTACCACCATTTCTAAACCAATGTGCGAATCGCATATCTGCTTCAGCAGAATTTGGTTCAGCAGTAACAGCATCGAGAGCCATGATTTCATGGTTACCAATAACTGCTTTGAACCATGGTTGATTCAATAACTCTAAGCACTCAATGTTATGAGTACCACGGTCAATCAAATCACCAACAGAGATAAGTAAGTCAGTTTGATACTCAAACTGAACTTTATACATCTCTTCGTTTAAATCTAACCAGCAGCCATGTAGGTCGCCTACAACGAAGATTCGTTTGTATTGGCTACCATCAATAGCTTGATAAATATTTTCCATACATACCTCCAATGGTAACTGGAAAATACTCCCCCAATTAGGGGGAGTACTTCCAAGCGCCACTGCCGGTATTAGCCGACAACGTGTTCGTGCATTTCAGAAACGTCGCTTGCAATGCGTTTAACGCCTTCTGCAATTGCCGGAGCAACAGCAGCAGCGATAACTTCATTGAAGGTCGGTTCTTTTACTTTCGGCTTAGACTGTTCTTCCAGCAGCTTACGCTGAGCCTGGATAGTCAGAGCCGAATCCAGCAGAGCCTGGGACGAGATTTCTTTAATCAGCGTACCTGGTTCCTGGTACTGCAACTGGTGCAGTTTTGCACGTTTGACGACTTCAGCGATTACAGCAGGAATAGTACCTGCCAGCGCTTCACCAACCAGAGTCAGGTCAGCATCAGCCGCAATGGTATCGCGGCCATACAGACGAACCAGTTTTTCAACTGCTTTCGCATCAGGCGCGGTAACGTCAATGATTGCATCCAGACGACCTGGGCGCAGCATTGCAGGGTTGATGTTTTCCAGATGGTTGGTGGTCAGCACCGTGATGATACGGCTGGATTTGGTGTCGATACCATCGAGGATGTTCAGGATGTCATCCATCTTAACAGAACGTTCACCAGATACAGCACGGTCGATATCTTCACAGAAGATAACACACGCTTTATCGCTGTATTGCTTGGCGAACTGAATCGCATCGCTCAGTTCGTCAGAGCGTGGTACGTAGACGTAGGTAACACCCACGTTGGTAGCCAGAGCAGCAGCAACAGTTGCAGCCATGGTTTTACCAGTACCATATGGCCCACCCAGCAGAACGCCGCGTTTGACTGGCATATCGTTGGCGATACAGTCGGAAACGCGCTCGATTGGGGTGAAGAGGTTAGTTTCGATGAGGTTTTGCACATCGTCGGAATAAACCAGAGAATCACGGCTAATGCCGTTCAGGTTCATGAATTCCGGCTCTGGCATTTCCAGCAGGTCGCCATCGTTATCACGGAAGCGAATTTTAATCGCTTTACCCATGTAGATGGAGTTGGTGCGCAGAGTTTTTTCAACAGTATCGAACAGAAGTTCGATAGTTGGTTCGTCTTTGCGCAGCACTTTGCCGACCAGTTCGAAACTAGATCGGAAG